TCCGTATGCTACTAATTGAAGAAGACCACCACCCATTTACGCTATATTCTTTATACTATTAGAGGAGAAAAAAAAAAGGCAATTAATTCATTCATCGCATATAGATATTCGATATTACAATGACAATGACAAATACAATGACAATATCGAATACATAATTTAATTGGAATAGGCAAGACCACCCATACCCGAGAGGATGCGGAGAACGTTATAATTGACCGCATAAACATTGAGGTTGGTGTCAGTAGTTAAGCCAGACTGGAAGTCGATAGAGAGCGTAGCAGTATCGATACGGGACATATTGAGAGTTCCACTGGGTTGATGCTCCTCGGGTTTAAGGGCGAAAGAATACACATTGATACCCGCATTCGCTGGGATATTCTCGTGATGCTGGAAGGGTTGGACGAGATTGAAGTATGACCCAGGGCGAACTGAGAAACGGTCGTTGCCATTAAGTATCAGTTTGGCAGTCGCAACAGTATTTAAAGAACCGATTGCCTTATTGTGCAGTTCGTTCTTGTTATAGTAGTAAGGAAGGGATGCGACAGCCGCATTGGTAGTCGTGTAGTTGAACCAATTGTTATTGGTAAGATGCTGGGAAGCGGTCGCCTTCTTGTTTGCGAACCACACAAGTTCCTTACACGGGTGATTGAAGGAAAGTTTAGAGTTCAACTTGGCAGATGAAACGGACTCAGAACCAGTGAATTGAAGTTGCTCTATTAAATACTCGTGTGATAGTTGAGCGAAACGACGGCGCTCGTCGGTATCAAGGAACACATAATCAACCCACAGTGTCGCATCAGGGAATGCGGTAAGCGGGGTGGTATCACCACGGCATAACTCGGCAGTCTCGAACTGGATGTTGATTTTCACCTCGTGATATTGGAGAGCGATTAAAGGAAGAGCGAGACCGACGTTGCGGCAGAACCAAAACTCGAGGGGGATATAAAGGGTCTTGCCTTCATAGCCAGTTCCACCCGCTTGTCCCACCATCTTATTATAGCCATCACGCTTTGACTTTGGCAGCGAAAGTTCGTTCCAGACATACAGCCAATGCGAATAGTGCTTGTCTATCTTTTGACCACCGATTTCAATTTCGACATAGTTGATAACACGAAGCCCGTAGAAAGCACAAAGGGGATTTGCGTCAGGAACTTTCAGTGAAAGATACATACGATGGACTAAATCGCCGTTGCGAGATATTTGGCACGTAACACGATTGCCATACCCCGGTGTTCCGTTGAAGGTTTGTCCGATAGCCTCAATCGCAAAGTTCGTATGACGGCGATATACAACCTTGAAAAAGGTAATTTGAGGATTACCAGTTAAATAAACATCCTGTGCTCCGTATGCTACTAATTGAAGAAGACCACCACCCATTTACGCTATATTCTTTATACTATTAGAGGAGAAAAAAAAAAGGCAATTAATTCATTCATCGCATAGATATTCGATATTACATTCATTCCATTCTTATATTCATTCCTTTCATTCCTATTCATTCCTTTCATTCCTATTCATTCCATTTATATTCATTATAATATGGACGCATAATTTAATTGGAATAGGCAAGACCACCCATACCTGAGAGGATGCGGAGAACGTTGTAATTCACTGCGTATATGTTGATACCATCGTAAGTGAGGGGGTCTTCGGCAGAGAGTTTATTCTTTAAGCCAGTCTTGGTGGTAACCATAAGCGTAGCGGTATCAATACGGGACATATTGAGAGTTCCGCTGGGTTGATGGTCTTCGGGTTTGAGGGCGAAAGAATACACGTTGATACCAGGGTTATTCGGTATGTTGGTGTGATGTTGATAGGGTTGGACGAACGAGAAGTAAGCACCATCACGAACACTGAAACGGTCGTTGCCATTTAATTGAAGTATAGCATCGGCGAAAGGCGATGCAGCCCCGATGGTAGTTGCGGTGGCATTGCCATTGACAAAGTCGAAACCAGCCATATAATTCGAAGAAGCATATTCGGTAACAAAGTTATAATGTCCTACTCTCGTCGGTAGCACTTCGGTAACTAATGCGGAAGTTAAATCGACAATATCAGTGTCGGTGTAGTTATACCAACAAGCCTTACGAGAATAGTTGTTAGGCTTAGCGACCCAGACAAGTTCCTTACAGGGGTGATTGAAGTTGAGTTTAACACGGTTGGTAGAACCGCCATTTAGCGTTTCAGTTCCAGTGAATTGAAGTTGCTCTATTAAATACTCGTGCGACAGTTGGGCGAAACGGCGGCGTTCGTCGGTGTCGAGGAATATGTAATCGACCCACAGAGACATATCGGTTATATTAGCGACAGTTCCGACGGTTGAGGTAGTATATGCCTCAGACGCCGATACAGTTCCGGTAGCAGCCTTTAAATCGATAAGGCAGTTAGCCTTCGTCTCGAAATCAATCTTGATTTTCACTTCGTGATATTGGAGAGCGATTAAAGGAAGGGCGAGACCGACGTTGCGACAGAACCAGAACTCGAGGGGGATATAAAGGGTGGTGTTGTTGAACGAGGTGATATCCTTGTCCGCACCGACCATAGTATCATAACCGTAGCGCTTACCACGGGGGAGGGAGAGTTCATTCCAGATATACAGCCAGTCCGAATAGTGCTTATCGATTTGTTGTCCGCCAATCTCGATGAGAACGGATTTAATAAGGCGAAGCCCTATGTAATTGACATATCTCGCACCGGTAGTCAAAGTCGGGATATTGGTAATCTTAGGTAGTTCAACTTGGAGATATACACGGTTGATTAAATCACCGTTGCGAGATATTTGGCAGGTTACGGTCTGTCCGTATCCAACAGTTCCATTGAAGGTTTGTTGGATAGCCTCAATCGCAAAGTTCGTGTGGCGACGATATACAACCTTGAAGAAGGTAATTTGAGGATTACCAGTTAAATAAACATCCTGTGCTCCGTATGCTACTAATTGAAGAAG